TTTCCTATCGGAAACCCTTATACTCATATTACCATCACCATCAACATCAACGACCATATCTGGAACACCAAGAACAGATGAGGCTTTCAATACTTGATTGAACACACTCTGTTTAAGTGTAAATATTGCAGATGCATCAGGCATTGTAATGTCTGATTTGGGGGTAGTCACCACAGTTGGGTCACTATAAAAATAATTAAGTGATTGTCCACCTTGGGAAATCTTTACACTACTATCACCAAAGTCAAGGTCTGGGTCATCAAACAGCGACATTGCAGATAGGAACTCATTCAAATCATAGATTGCGAATTCCTTTTCAAATGTATCTGGTAGAGTTGCTTTAGATACAATGTTCTTCATTTGAGACATTGTTGCAATCTGATTACCAGATGTTACCAATAGATTAGCGTTGATTGTCGAATAGTTCTTCAACACTTCTCTAGTATCATTACTAAGTTTCATATCAATTTTTCTCCTTATCATGATTATGTAATGCGATTATACCATAATGGATAACTTTAAGCAAGTCTTTTCTTGCATCTTCTCTAGTACCTTTTTTACCGTAGCGTTGTAGGTACTTCATACAATTACCAATACAGAATCCTTCACCGTGGCCACTGTCAAGAATGAACTCAGTTGCTTGGAATTTGTTTTGGGAATAGTGCTGATTATATGTCGAATCAATATACTCAGTCATTTCTTTTAGAATCCTATCTTCAGAATATTTGTATAGAATACTTTTATCTTGAACGACAGGCGTTTCTTCTTTTTGCACTTTGAATATTTTCACATTCACTCCATAATATAGTATAGTTGTGGAGAGGGGATGAACCCCTCTCCAATTTTAGTTTAGTATGCGTACTTTGTACCAAGTACAGTAGCAATACCAGCAGAAATGATTTCCTTAGAAGGAGCACCTAATCTATATGCAACACCTTTTGCAGTGTCATTTGTATAGATACAGTGACCTTCACTCTTTAGAGTGTCAATCATTTTAGTTGGTGATGTTAAGTCAAACCTTGTTCTCAAAGTTTTCCATAATACATTTTCACCTTTAGATAGAAGATTAATAACCTTCTGCTTTTTAGACATTTTAGGTCTACTCATAATATATTCTCCTTTTATCATGATTTACTGTTTAGACTATAACATAAAAGAGAGGCAATGTCAAGTCACCTCTCAGTATTTCTACCAATTACTTGATAGTAATAAGTTTTGGTTTTTTCTCTTCTGGAACGATTTGTTCTAGAGTAACAGTCAATAGACCGTCTTTTAGAGATGCACCAATTACTTCTACATCTTCAGCAAGTGTAAACTTTCTGTTGAATTTTCTATACGAGATTCCTCTATGTAAAGTAAATTCATCATCACTTTTATCACTTGATTCTTTTGTAGAACGAATCGACAACACACCATCTGCTTTCTCGATTTCTAAATCATCTTTAGAAAATCCAGCAAGAGCCATTTCGATTTCATATTTGAAATCTTCTACCTTTTGAATGTTGTAAGGTGGAAATCCAGTGGACGTAGCATTGTGTTCAACGTAGTCATTAAGACGGTTGAAGTGACGCTCGAATCCTACTGCGAAAGGTGTTAATTGATTAAAGTTGTCGAATAGACTTAGATTGTTTCTTACCATTTTGTTTCTCCTTATATTAAGCAAGATTAAATTGTATACCCATTAGGCGTATACCATAGTATTTATATAGGTATTAATTTTCAAAAATCAACCCCCACACAAAACTTTTTTACTTCCATTTTAGAAAAGTTACCTTTATTTCATCAAACATAATATGTTCACGAATTTCCTCATATGTAGTTTTAATTGTTTTTTGTATCTTTCCAGCTTCCAACTCTTCCATTTGACTGTAAAGTTTTGCATACAAAGGAATTAAAACTTTTCTCTTCTTTGAGGTAGATGTTAGTTTTAATAAGTTTGATAATGCACCTAAATTCCAATCTACTAAAGAAAGAACTGGTAAAATTTCATAACCATCATATTGTGTCATATTCTCATATGCAACTTTTTGATTATCAAGTTCTGGTTTTGAATATACTTTTAAAGGTAATCTACGTCCACCATGTTTTGGGTGGTGAGCAATCCAGTTACCAATTGTTTGTCCACTGATTTGTGGATAGTCATTAGTAAAATCATCTTTTTCTTCTTGGGTTGGATGTGGGTCAAGTCCTTCTCTCTTCCTTTCATCCATGATTGCATAGAACTCTTCTCTAATATCATTATCATCAAGACCGATACTTTCAACAAACTCTTCATTTAGTTTATTACCAAGTCTTCTAAGTTTCCTTACGTCTGAATTTAAATCTTCTCTAAAGTCTACAATATAATACTTAGATTTTATATCACCCAATGTCGCTTTAATTACTGTACCATGAGTACCACCAATTATATAAAAACTTCCAGCTTTAATTTTGATACCTTCATATTCTGCATCCTCTGGGAAAAAAACCATTGTTCCTTGTCTTGAACCACTTCTATCTCCAGTAGACCTTACCTTTGTTACAGCTTTATTAACTTTTTCCTCATTAAAAACTTTCCATCTTACTTGCAAAATAGTATCTGTATTTGGAACAAAATGATTTTCTGATGGTAAACCAACATTTTTTACATAATCAGAAATAACAAACTCTGATTCAGATTTCCATTTACCAGTTTTTATTTGCAATGCAATTTCAGATGGTGTAAGTTTTTCTTGATTTGATACGACTTTCAATTTATTTGTCATAATAATTCCTTTTCAAAAGTGGGGGGATTTCTCCCCCCTAATTCTTAAGCAGCTTCTGCATACTCAAGTGCTTTATCAAGTGCTTTCAACTTGACCCTACGATTTCGTCCATACCATGAACTTGTCATACGTCCATCATTTGAACGTCCTTGAACATGGTCTGTCATGTAAGTGACAGTGTTAAAGGCGTTCCAGAAAGAACCTTGAGCAAAGTTTGCACCAGGCTGTGTATCCAAATACTCCATAGCGTTTTTCGCATTGTTAGAAGTAAATGGTGTAACACCGTCTACTTTTTCCTTTGCAACTGAACCAAATACTTCATTGAAATACTCAACGATATTCTCAGAAGTGTATCGTTTTGAACCAAGGAACTCAGCCATTGACTTGTATTGTTCCATTTTCTCTTTTGCGATACCAAGAGTTTCTTTAACTTCTGCAACATCAAACTCCTTACGGTGATTGACCTTCAACATTGCATCACTACTTTGTGATAGTGAAAGTGTCAATGTGTTGTTGCAAACTACACGAATTGGTGTCATACGAATATCAATCGCTTTACCAAACTCATGTGGGTTAGAAAACAGAAAGTAATTTTCTGTAACGTCACCATTGAAAAGTTCAAATGATTCGTTAGCTTTAGCAAGTGCCCAAACCATTTTTCCATCATTCAACGAACCAGCAGTATGCATCTGCATATCACCAGCACGAACATACTCTTCAAAGAAATTAAACGCATCTGCGTTCTGAACTGGATTCCAACCTTTACCAACAACGTCAAGTACTGAACCATCTGAAGACCGTACAAGTGCTTGTTTGTTTGAAACAGTTGAACCACCAGAAGTAATCAAGTCTTGTTTTTCAACAGACCAATCAACCCCTGCTTTTTGCATCATCTGTTCTGGTGTTAAGTCATCAATAACTTTTACACCCAAACCATGCCAAGGAAGTTCCCCAGCGTATGCCATTGTTTCTACCATATGTGCCATTTTTCTCTCCTTTATGACTGTTTAATTTTGATTATGTATATACTATACCATGTTCTGACAACAAAGTCAAGTCTTTTTTTCATTTAATCGTAAGTTATTTGAGCTGCATAGTCAATCTTATCAAAGATTGCTTCCATCTCTGCAATTCGTTCTTTACACTTCATCATTGCAAAACCATTTCCAGGCGTCTTCTTTTTCTTCTTTTCTAGACTTTTTAACATATCTGAAAAGAAAGTATATTCTTTCTGTAATTGTGTGATTTCATCCATTTTCGACTCACTTTCTCTCTTGATTATGTATATACTATACCATGTTCTTAGAACAAAGTCAAGTCTTTTTTTAACTAAATGCAATTAAACTTAACAATAAACTGTTTAGTGCAAATCCTATAGCATTAGATACAATGTATAATGTATCTTTAGCATAAATCGCTCTTACTAGAAACAGAAATAGTCCTAACCATATTAGTAATATAAAATTCAATGGGGGTAAATTAGTTGACCATCCCATCAATACCGAAATGGATGTTGGAGCTGTCGCACCATGAATAAGAATCATTCCTACCCACCCACAAAGTTCTGGTATTTTATTCGTTTTAATCATAAACAATCCTTTCTCTTTGATTATGATTAATCATACCATGTTATGAGAACAAAGTCAAGTCTTTTTTTCACTTTTTTAAATTATTTTCTACCAAAGAATCTGATAGGATTATCTTTAGTTAAAGATGCATCAAACAAGTACCAGCAACAATTATCTTTACCAACACTAGAACTACCCTCAATCCACTTAATTCTTCCAATACTCACTACCTTCTTTAGTATGGGTAAGTATTGTATTGATTGTTTTGTGTGCATCCAATCTGCATCAAATAGTAACCATGTAGGTTTAAAGTCTGCAAAGTGTTCTATCATAGGATGTAGAACTTTTCTATCCCAAGGTGGATTTGTGATAATGTAATCACATTGTGTGTACCCTTGAGTCAATGCATCACCATACTTTACCCATTCATGCATAGGTTCAATATCAAGTGCATACCTAACATCACCACCATGTTTTGTCAAGTGACTAATTAATCTTCCATCACCAGCACAAGGTTCTGCAAACGTAAAACTCTCTGGTAAATGTGGTAGTAGGGGTTCTACTGCTTTATATGGTGTTGGGTAAAAGTCTCTGTCTTTTCTTTCAAACTCACTTCTTTTTCCCATTGTCTTCCTCATAAAGAATTAGTGCAATAAGAGCATAGTTAGCCATGTCTACTAGAGTATCCTTAATACTTTCATCTTTTACTTCTAGACGTTCTTTTTTTGCAAACCCCATGATACGACTAAACTTATCACTGATACGAA